GCATGAAACTATATAAAGAAATGCTTGAAGCCAACATCGCCAAGGAATGTTCAAGGTTTGTCCTTCCTCTTGCCACTCCTACTAGGATTTACATGTCTGGGTCTTGCCGTTCTTGGATTCACTATATCCAACTTCGCTCGGCAAATGGGACGCAAAAAGAGCACATGGATATTGCAGAGGAATGCAAAAAGATTTTCGTAGAGCAATTCCCAACTGTATCCGAAGCCCTAGAATGGGCATGATAAATAATTAATCCCCCTCTGAATTTTTTTATATGGCATCATTTCCTATTATTAACAAAGTGACTGGTGAGAAAAAAGTGATCAATAAAAGCGTTCACGATATCCAACAGTGGTACGAGGATAATCCTGAATGGCAGAGAGATTGGTCTGAGGGTTGTGCCTCCAGTGGCGGTGAAGCCGGTGAGTGGCAGGATCGTCTCGTCAAGTCAAAACCAGGGTGGAACGATGTCCTTGATAAGGCATCGAAAGCACCTGGTTCCAAAGTCAAAAAAATCTAAGTAAATCCCCAACAAAACGTATGCCCAGAAAGAGAAAGAGTAGTGGTGATCTACAACCAATTGGTATTGGTATGACAAATGCGAGAGCACTTCGAAAAAAGAAAAACCAAATTGGTTCTCAACAACTTCATGATATTGAACCGCTTACAGATAATCAAGAACGGTTATTTGATTCATACAATGAAGGCAAGAACCTAGTTGCATATGGTGCTGCTGGTACAGGTAAAACTTTTATTACTCTTTACAATGCACTTGCAGAAGTTCTAGATGAGAACTCTGTTTACGACAAGATCTATATTGTGCGTTCTCTCGTAGCAACTAGGGAGATTGGATTCCTCCCAGGTGACCATGATGATAAGTCTGCACTGTATCAGATTCCTTATAAGAACATGGTTAAGTTCATGTTTGAAATGCCAGACGACGCATCATTTGAGATGCTCTACGGTCATCTGAAAGCACAAGGAACTATTTCATTCTGGTCCACTTCATTCATCCGTGGTACAACTCTCGACAATGCAATCATCATTGTTGATGAATTCCAGAACCTGAACTTCCATGAACTTGATTCCATCATTACTCGTTGTGGTCAAGATAGTAAGATTATGTTCTGTGGTGATGCACTTCAAAGTGATCTAACCAAGACAAATGAGCGTAATGGTATCGCAGACTTCATGAAGATCTTGCGTATCATGCCATCCTTTGATATAATTGAATTTGGTATTGAAGATATCGTAAGGTCTGGTATCTGTAAAGAATATCTACACGCTAAGTACGAAATGGGAATGGGGTAACATCTTATTATGTTTAATCATGTTGAATTGGATCTTCCATCACTGTCAAGACAATTGATTGATGGAGTCAGATATTATAACGTAAAGGATGAAGAAGAACTTCTTAAGTTAGTTTCGATTACTTCTGTAATCAGTAATTATAAAAAGGAGTTCTTCGATGCTTGGAGGAAACGGGTTGGTGAAGATGTAGCGGATAAGAAGACACGAAGAGCAACCAGTCGTGGAACAGATACCCACACGTTGATTGAACACTGGTTGAAGAACGAGGATCTACCGACAGTACAACCCCTGTCGGAGATGCTTTTCAAAATTGCGAAACCTGCCCTAGCAAGGATTGATAATATTCACTCCCTTGAGGGAGCTCTATATAGTAGGTATCTAGGAATCGCAGGCACTGTAGACTGTATTGCTGAGTTCGATGGTGAACTAGCAATCATTGACTTTAAGACATCGGAGAAACCAAAACCACGGAAGTGGATTGATGGATACTTTGTTCAGTGCTGTGCTTACGCTTGTATGCTCCATGAACTCACTGGTCTCTCAGTGAAGAAGTTTGTTATTATCATGGCATGTGAAAATGGAGACGTGGAGATTTACGAAGAAAGAGATAAGGGAAAATACTTGAAAATTTTAGTCGAATACATTGAAAAGTTTGTCAATGACAAATTGACAGAATACTCTAAGTGAATTATAATAATAAGATGTTATTACGTTATACCATTGTCCCCAACAATCGCACAGTTAATGTCTTCCAACACAAACTCAGAATTTGAGAAAGTTCTAGAAAAGAAGTTCTTTTGTTCAGCAAGATTCGCTCAAGAGATTGAGGCACTTGTAATAGAAAATCCAGAGATGAATTACATCGACGCAATTGTTTTCTTCTGTGGAAAGAACAATATTGATCTTGAGTCAGTACCTAAGTTGATTTCAAAACCACTGAAAGAAAAGATCAAATATGATGCAATGGAACTAAACTTTCTAAAGAAAACATCGAGAGCAAAACTACTATTCTAAGTGGATCCATTCTCTTGTTATAAAACATACCTAGCATTAAAGAACCACTTTACCAAAAAAACTTACGACTATCACAGATACTGTGGAAAGAGTCGAGCAAGTCTTAAATCTTTTTACGCTCGTAAAGATAGGTTCTGGTTTGAAAAGTTATCAAGAAACAAAAGCGATAAACAAATTATTGAGTTTTTCGTTTCAAATTTCGTAACCTGTGATGATCCAGATAGATTGTGGATAGGGGACATAATTCGCAACGGTGAGCAAAACTATCTGGATTGGAATGGAAGAATTAACGCATTAACATACGTGTTCAAGTGTGAAGTCCGTGATGCATTTGATGATCAAGACTTCGATGACATGTTCAAAGTTGAGGGGAGTAAGCATCCAAAGATTGTAAAACAGTTTCTACAGAAGAACATCTCTCTTGAGACAATGGTGATCTTGAATCAGATACTGGGATATAAAAAGTACTTTGATTCTAAGTTACAAGATCCAGTGTGGGAATTCATATCAATGAGATTAGACAAATATAATAATTTCCTACATATTGATATATTTCATTTTAAAAAAATTCTTAAGGAGATAGTAGTTTGAGTTTTTTCGAGTCAGAAGTTGTTAGAGCAGAGTTAGCAGAGATCTCTCAACTGCAAGAAGAGATCTATGCCAACATGTTTCGATTTAGTTTGATGGAGGACAAAGAAAAGTTCTACCACATTGAACTGTTGGAGAAGTTGCTGAGCAAGCAGAAGGTGATGTATACTCGCATTCAACTGACTGACAGTGACGAGATGGATGATGTAAAGGAGCACATGAGGCAGTCTGCTGCTATGATGGGTCTCCCAGAGAACTTCGACATCAATGTGATCTTCAATAACATGGAGCAGCACATTGTCAAGATGAAAAACTACTTGACAAAGAACTGAACACACACTAATATGTACAGGGGCTTGGCATCCCCACCAAAGTTGCCCAAAAGGCCAAATACACACAATACGAGGTTATTGCAATGTCTTTTTCTGATCTAAAGAAGCAATCTAAACTAGGTTCTCTCACTGGTAAACTAGTGAAAGAAGTTGAGAAAATGAACACTTCTGGCGGCAGTGGTGCCGATGATCGTTTTTGGAAACCTGAAATGGATAAGACTGGCGTAGGTTCCGCAGTCATCCGTTTCCTACCTGCACCTGAAGGCGAAGACCTTCCATGGGTAAAACTCTGGAGTCATGCTTTCCAAGGTCCTGGTGGATGGTATATTGAGAACTCCCTGACCACTATTGGTAAGAAAGATCCAGTTGGTGAATACAATCGCGAACTGTGGAACAGTGGAGAACAAAAGAAGAAGGATATCGTAAGTCAGAAGCAGAAGCGTAAACTGTCTTACTATGCCAACATCTACGTCGTCAAGGATCCTCTGCATCCTGAGAACGAAGGTAAGGTATTCCTTTACAAGTTTGGTAAGAAGATCTTTGATAAGATCCTTGCTTCTATGCAACCTGAGTTCGAAGATGAAGAACCAATCAATCCTTTCGATTTCTGGCAAGGTGCTAACTTCAAACTGAAGATCACCAAGGTTGCTGGTTACTGGAACTACGACAAGTCTGACTTCGCTCCCGTAGCGCCTCTACTGGATGATGACGACGCTCTAGAAGCAATCTGGAAGAAAGAGTATTCTCTCCAGGATATTGTTGCTCCTGACAAGTTCAAGACTTACGAGCAACTAGAGAAGCGTATGAACGATGTTCTGAAACTCTCTTCTCCAGCACAAGCAGTCCGTAATGAGGAACAGGCATTTGAACAATTCAAAGCACCTGCTCCTACACAAGAAACTGATGTGATGGCAGAACTAGAGGACTCTTATCGCAAGAGCAAGCAGTCGGAAGACTTCAACTCCTCAGACATCACACCTAAGAAGGATGACGATGATCCCATGAGTTTCTTCGAGGAACTCGTTAACGGTTAAGAGAATAATTTAATATTATCGCCTTGTTTGAGGGTGGGGGACACATACTGTTCTCCGCCCTCTTTATATTGCATAATCCTTTCCAGGTCATTTGTGAGCACATTTATATAATCTGGTTTCACTACAAAG